AAATTCACCCCACCTACGGGAGCATCTTCCTGTGGATGTGGCTCATCATTCACACTTTAATGGAGACAACATGAATATAATTAAGACCGTCTGGAAACACATAGAGGATAAGCCATTATGGGCAGTTCTAATACTAATCGCCGTTATGTATCTCTTTGGCTAGTCCTTTTCTCACTGAGTATCGCAGGATGCAGTTTGCCAAAATTAAAAAACAGTCTGAAGGTCGGGGCGCTGACTTCCGTAGCTGCTGGTGTAACGAGTGTCTTACCGGGGGGTGTGATTGTACCGACAATAGCGTCGGGCCTGACGGCTGCGACTGTCTCTGCTTTGAGTGCGGAAAAGCCCGTTAAGGGTGAGCCAATTGCTGTCACCGCAGACACCGTTGTTCAGCAAGCGCCTGATAATTTCTTCACACTGCTTGGTAAATTGCTGGAAATGGGCGGATGGCTATTAGGCTTAGCTCTGTTGCTTCCAATGGTGATCGGGTGGATCATACCGGGGCCGCTACAGAGGGTAAAGAAGAAACGCTAGTAAGAATTACTTGGAGGGATATCATCCAGTATTCAGACTGGACTACCGCCGACAAGGTAGAGTGTCCGGTCATGGAGTCGGTGGGTTGGCTGGTGTCGCAAGATGAAGACACTACAAAGATTGCAACAACTCTTGATCGCCTTGACTCTCTAGGTGAGAATGATGGGCAGGCTACTTACTACGGGATAATTGCTTTTCCTTCCGGCTGCGTTCTCTCATGCGTTCCCCTGCATACCTTGATAAACTAACCCCCTCCATCTCTTCAAACCGCTCCTCCCATGTAGACTTTTTAGATGGGGTCAGTTCGTATCGGCGAACCCAACAGAAGCGAGCAAAACATAGCCGGCGGTGCGCTTGATCTTTTTCGTACTGTTCTTTCCAGTTGCTATAATCTCTCATCGAGATTTTTTATATGCATGACGTGCATATCTACATGGCTCTTCCATGATGGCATCACTGGATCAGGGAATCCTTTAGGCCAGAACTCACACTCCTCCCAAAACTGATTAGCATCTTTGTAGCCACACAACCATATGTGTTCCAGACCTGTGTAATTTGCGCCACTATCCCTGTCTGCGTATTGCAGGCTGACGAATGCATAGATGTCCGGCCTTTGATGTTCGCTGGTAGCCGCAACATTCACCACATAATCTGGCTTCGGTTTCACTGATCGCCTCTTAGTCTTCACCTCAATTTTCTTACCATCAAATATCATATCGTAATCTTTACGATCGGATACCTCCAGTCCTAGGTGCTTCGCTAGTGCGAGTTCACCCATCCTACCGGCAAAGTTGCCATCCCCTCTTGTTATTGAATTCTTAATTCCCCCAAGATCATTCGCCCACAGCGATGCTTGGTCTATCATTTCCTGATTGAACTTTAGTGATTGCATCCATAGCCTCTTCTATTGTGCATTTGAATAGTTCCTTTCCGCAGTCAGTATACCCTAATGTCCTGAGATTACAATGGCTTAACAGGGCGTGTATCGATTGCTCTGCCCTGTACGCTTCTTCAAACCAGAATTTACCCACCAGTTCCGCCCTACCAAATCTTCTAGCACTAGACATAATGTCAGGCGCACCATCAGGGAAAGTCTTACCAATCTTAAGAACCCAAGGTACATCTGGATTACGGACAACATATACCCAACCTTCCGGCACTGTCTCCCCAACGACCTTGACAGTTTCCCGCTTAGTCATTGGCGTTGACTGTCCGAATTCAGATTTTAACTTAGGTTTAATATCTACTACATTTTCATCTAACTGGGAATAAATCTCGTCATGTTCTGCCTTAGTCATAGACCTAAATATCTTCCGCGAGCCAACCAATTTTTCAGCGGCAGATATTCTGGCATTGTGGGGCTTCATACGGTAGTGCATACACTGGCGACACATTGGTTGAAGTCCATCACGACTGGATGTGCCAAACTCACCAACTGGAACCATGTGATTCGGGTACTCGTCAGCACATTCCCAATGGCCTCTGTGACCACTACACCTCTTAGTTTCGTTCACGCTTCTTCACCTCATTGATGATTGCTTGATCCCTTTCTTCGGGAGAGTCGAACGGCCCCTTGCAGCAGAGATAAGTCTTCTTAGTGGAAGATAGGAGAAACCACAAAGAGCCATCCGATTTTTTGAATCGTTCACATCGATAGTCGCCGATGTATCCATGATTATATGCGCCACCTCTATACCAATCTATCTTCACTTACGCTTTTTACCAAGACTCTTGAGTCTCTGGCGTAGACTTTGTGCCGCTAAAAATGCATTGAAGTCCAGTTCAAAATCTTCAGACTTAACGCACTGAAACTTACCAGTCTTCTTATCACACCGTAATATATAAGCGGAGTCCACTGGCCTACCTTCCATATCTTCTACGGCTTTGGCATAGGCCGCCACCTGCAGGTAATACTCAGGGTACACAGCCTTAGATGTCTTCCAATCAATCACAGAATACTCACCGTTGATGGTCGCCACAGCGTCCACCGTGCCTGCGTATTTGTACTTCCTATGGTAGACTTTTCGCTCTGCCGAGTGCCACTCCACATCGTTCTCCGAAACCCATGCTCTGAACGCCTCTATGGCTGTCTGAGCCTCTTTCTGCTGAGGCATGGTAGGGGGGTTGCCCCCTTCCAGTTTCCACCTTATGGCGTCTTCTACCCACCTATGGGTTACGGTTCCGATATTAATCGCAGAGGATGAAGTGTTCCGGTATGCGCCCTTAATTCCCTTGGTGAGAAAATCAATTCCCACACCTTTTGTGTGGAATATATGTTTATGCTTGGTTTCTCGATCGAAGAATAAGTTTCCGGCAAGCCATTCCACCCCCTCCTTCAAAGCCCAAGGGATTAGTCCGGGTTTAGAGATCACATCCATAGTCTGCGTAACAGACGGAATGAGTTCCTCCTCTACACGGTAGGCATGGAGGCGATCATCGAACCCAAGTTCGACAACCGCCCCATCATGGTACTCAATTTTCAAAACGGTATGTCAGTTCCTTCGGTACTTCTGTTGACATCAGCGCTACCACCGCTTCCATTGTAGGGCTTCTGCAGCTGACCGGATAAATACCGGTTACCTTTTTTGGAAGTGTTCTCCCACAGGGAGATTTTTATCTCTTCCCCATTCCAGAGAGCCGTTCCGGTCAAGTCAGGGCGCTTATCGTTCCCTTCCTTGTCGTTTTCAAATAACACTATTGTGTCGGGTTTCATATCCATTATACGTTCCTCACGTTGTTGGATTGTTTAGGTAGACAGGATGTCATACCATTCTTTCTAGTCGAGCAGAAGCCTGCTGAGTTCTCCAGATTTCAATCTTGAGTTCAGCCTGTTTCAATTCCCAACGTAGTCTTTCTTCATTCTGAATGGCCGCCGCAATACCTTCGTTTGCAGTGCGTACCGCAGATTGAATCGCCACCCAATGCTCCTTATCCGCAACAGTCTTACCGACCGCTTGAGAGTATAGCAGAGAGCGCTGAGTTTTCTTCCACTCCTGCGACTGAAACGATTCAGCCTTCGCAGTAGCGTACTGAGGAGCAGTCTCCTCAATTTTTTGTAATGCATCTTCAATTTCTTTCTCGCTGATCATTAAATAATATTAACCCATCTTGGAACGCTTTGTCAAGCGTTATTAAAATAAAATATGCCTGCCAGTTTAACAGGGTTACATCCCCATTGTGAATAGCAGTATGATGCTTGTAACATAACGGCATCACATTGTAGTCATTAGCCTTAAATCCTGCACCACCGGAAAGTGGTGATAGCCTGCCCTTTAAGTGGTGAGCCACTACTGTGCCATCTTCTGCCTTACAATCAGCACAGGGCAGCGTAGCCACCCAATCTAAATACTTCCGGCTCTCGATCCTTGGATGCTTATCAAGCGTCATAGAATTAAAGCATCCTTACTGGATGTGAACTGGCGCTTATGATATTCCTCAAACCACTCATACAGGGCATTAATCTCTTCCAGTTTTGTTTCTTCTTCGTAAAACTCTTGCATCCAATCCTTTAGATCATCAAGTTTACGGCTTGTCGGGCGATTATCTGATGGCTGAGGTGTATTCTGCGCCATATTGCCCCACTTGCATCTTGGTTGAGAAAGAACACCCCACCAAAACAAATCCCAATATTATTATCACAATTAAAGTTTTCATATTGCCTCCTCTAAGTAATTTCGTTTCTCTTTTTCCGAATATGGAACCCACCTATACTTTGGGTCTGGATTATCAAAATGTGGTTTTGTAGAACTGCATCCATCACATCTGCATGACCAATACATTCCATACATACCATTTCTTTCTAACATGAGTCCGTGATTATATTCACAGTGAGGAGCGGTTGGATATCCAACTTGCTTGCATATATTATATGCTCTGTTGTATGCCTTATAAATAATCTTATTATCATTCATATCAGCCAAGTCTAAACAGGCTTTTAAGAGATTCTTAAAGGCGTTATCTTTTTTAACTTCTTTAAGTTTCATATCCCACAAACTCCCGACAGACATTGCTCTTCACTGTTGTCTTCAAATACCACACCGCGCTTATTGTGCGCCTCCTCATAAGGAACTGAGGTTATAGGCTGACCACCCCTACTACCGTCAGGGTACAGGGTCAGACCCCTCAATCCATGAGCATACTTACGGACTACTCTTGCAAACTCATCTACTTTTTCCTGACTGTGATCCCATGCCGGCAGATTAATTGTAGAACTAATCGCCTGATCAACGTGCTTCTGTAGTTCAAACTGGAACTTCACACGGCGCTCAGGATCAGCGGCCAGATCGACAGCAGACTCTATATTATCAGGCTTTATCCCATCTTTGATTAGGGATTCCGCTGTGCCGTCAACGACAAACTGATACTTCCATCTGGTTCCGTCCGTAAGGTAACGACGCCTGTATGCGACTGCATAGATTGGCTCAACTCCACTAGTTGTTCCAGCGAGTATGCTAATTGTTCCAGTAGGTGCGATGGCTCTGTATCCTTTAGGACGGTTAAGAAATAGTCGATCGCAGTGTTCGTTTGCTGCTTTGGTACTTTCGTTTTCATAAATCTTCATCCATTGTTTGAGTTCATCATTGAACTCGTACCGGTGGCCTCTCTTTAAGAGCCACTCATGCACTCCCATTAGCCCTAGGCCAATCCTGCTGTTCTTCTGACGAACCATCTCTACCTTCTTGTATGGTAGATGCGCCCTGATCAGACCACAGACCAGAAACTTTGAGGCCAAGTGTACTACGTCCTTGAACTCTTCAATGCTTTCGATGTTCGCTAGGTTTACCGAACCTAAGTTACATGAATCGCTGTCATCCATCGACACCACCTCACAGCAGGCATTACGCAGGGTTTCTTCCTGTTTCTCTCCGAAATTAAATGAGAATCCCGGCTCACCAGTCATCAGTGCCTGCTTACAATTCTCCTTGAATATATCAGATGCACCACCATTCAGCCATGCGTCATCGTAGTTCAAACTGATGTTCATCATGTCCAACGGCGCAGCATAGTTGAAGTTCATCCGCTTCATGTCGGAAACGGTGTACTCCTTACGCTCACCTAGGTACATATCATGCCAGTTCTTGGTATGAAGCAGGTGTGATGCATCCTCATGCTGCCAATTAAGAGAGCCATACAGGGCAGACCTCCGACTTCCGCCCTGCATGACATTCCTGCCGACCTCATTCAAGGTGAACAGGAGTGGGATGGGGCCGGAGGCAACCCCACCTGTACGTCGTAACTGTCTACCGGACGGACGGCAGCGTGAAACATCAACCCCTATGCCGCCACCTGTCATCAGGCAGGACATGGCACGTTGCGTCAGGCCGGCCCACTCCTCTCTGGTATCGTCTTCCAGACGGAGTAGGTAGCAGTTGTTGAAAAATCTAGCGTCACGCCCTGCATACCATAGGTATCGCCCCGCAGGCATGAACTTGTAATCGGCGATGTACCGCGCTAACTGATCGCGGTCATCCTTCGCCATCAGGTTATTCTTCTGACCATCCATGTCACCACATACATAGGTGACAACGGTATTAGCCCTATCCTCCCAAGTTTCGTATGCGTTGGACGCATACTTCTGCTTGAATATTTCTTGTCCTAGATCAGTTCTGAACACCATCAGAGTATTCCTTTCGCCATTGTACTATCTCCTTTCCTTCTCTCTCTGCCATTAAAGCGTCATACCCTTCCGGTGTGGCCCATGAAGCAGGCTTGCGTTGGGCATCGAATGCATTGGGGTGATAGAGATAACGCCCGATTCCCCATTGAACAGCGGCTCTCTTCAACGAATCTGAGATACCTCCCTTTGCGCCTTCGATATTGGAGTCATCCGCGCCATCAGACTTCGTTATTACATTGCCATTCACATTACAGGTCAAACGACAGACCATACGACCGCCTACGTAGTCGAAGTTTGTACCCCAACCTTCTATTCCGAATACCTGATCAAGTCTATCCATAACATCCCTTGCAGTGATGTAAACCAGATCACCACTACCACCTTGACCCTTGCGCCACTTCAACTGAGACAACCTGAATGGGCGTTTGAGCGCTACCTCTATCTGCTTCATATTACCCTCCGAATAATAGCACTGTTAAAATTGATGCACACGCCGCACCAACCCAGACGTGTTCGCTTGTGATAAATCTAAAAATCATTAGTCAGTTCCCTCCTTTCCTGTTGGTAAGTCTTCATCATCAACGATTAATTCCTCATGGTAAGAACCATCTGCTTCCTGCCATGCCTTGTACTTCCGCTCAACCCATTCACCGCGCGTGATGATAGCGGGTTCATCTCTTGTACCGCTTTCGAGTATACGCTGATGCCCCTGCATACCTTTATACGGCTGTAGCAGTTGATCAAATAAACTAAATGGGTCACTTCTTAACATCATACTTCTCATACTATCAAACCTCCTTGCTGTTGTCAATTAATTCAATGAAATGATTTGCTTCCACAACTGCCAGTGGTTCCTTCCGGTTCTTCTTAATAATAAGAAGCGGTTGGTACACACCAGAGTTGTACTCTGCCTGCTCGAACGCCTTCCAGACGTTCAGTGTTTCCTGATTCTTGCACTCGATCGAATAAGGAAACATATTCCTAGCCTTGGCCGACAGCATTATATCTTCACCGGCTGCGCCCATACTTCGGCTCTCCACATCGTCAGGATGTAGGTTAAACGTATCAATTAAGCGTTGGCGAAACCACTTCTGTAGTTTTCGACCTTTCGCTTTTGCCGATCTTGGGGTCATGTAATGCCACTTCCTCTAGTTCACCCATTATACCACCTTTGGGCTTGGTTTCCAAGGGTACACCGATCGCGCTAGGCAGGCTGTCCTTCTCATAATAATTCAGTGACGCCATGCACAATTGCAGATCGATTTCATGTTCTGCGTTGTCATAATGCCGCGCCTTGCACAGATCAAAATGTGCGTCAGGCTCATGCGGGTCAGGGTTGAACGACCTGCTGAACAGGATCACGTTGTCTGCCCTGTTAGTGATGTCTGCCGTACCGGCGATTGACCACTTGTCCAGTCGGTCTGTGACCTTCTCACCCTTCTTTGCATGGGCAACCAAGATGACGTGAACGCCAAGATTTCTGGCACAGTTCGCCAGTGCATTGACTACGGACTTCTGCCCGTTCCAGTCATCAGACGCCATGCTCATGGTCATCAGGGAGTCCACCAGTACCAGTTTAATCCCATAATTATCAGCGGAATACCGGATGATCGACACCAGAGTGTTCGGATCGACAGACCCATGTTGGTCGTAGAAATACATCTTATCCTTCGACCATCTGGCGAATTCCAGACCGGCATCCAAGGTGGGTTCCACCTGTAGGGAAGCCTGCCTCCAGAGGCGACTGATCTGTGCCTTCGGTGACATCTCCATGCTGATCGACAGCGACTTGTATCCCTGCTCACCCGCATTGAGCAGCATCTGAGAGGCCAACAGCGATTTCCCTGCGCCGTTGATCCCTCCCAACACCGTCAATTCTTCTGGCTTCAGCCGGAACCGGTGATCGTATGCCTTGAATGGCAACTTGATCCCCTTTAATTTTTCACCGGACATATAATAGTCCAGAACTTCCTGAGTGAAATCATCTGCCGATCGGATGTTTCGCTGTGCATCCGTCATCTTGCGGTATGGTTTCAATCTTTCTTCATCTATTCTCATCTTTTCTCCCTTCTCTGAAGACCCAATAATCTGAGTCCATCAAATCTAATAGTACACCATTCTTATCCCGCCGTCCACTGCCGGGGTTCCAGAATGGATTGTACTCGTCCTGATCCTTAGGAACCGCCATCATAAACTCAGAATCCCAATTGACGTGACGGTATCCCAATCCACCTGACCTTACGTTGGGGCTGAGTAATTCCGACAACGATCGAGTTCTGGTGGGGTGATTTTCTGTATTGTCTGCGAAAAAATCACTCCCCACCAAATCCTGCAATCGCTTGTAAATAACCCAAGCCTCCCGCATATACTTATCAACTTTTCTCTTGTCATCATGGCTCTTCTTGATTGTATTGATTGCCCTTAATGCCCTGTTCCTCAACTCATCCTTTGGGATTGTTCCCGTTTTCTCCGCTGTAGTTACCGCCATTCGGGGCAGATTTCTCAAGACTGCCATAGCCTTGTCTACCCTGTTCAAATACTACCTCCTTATTATATAATGGATAGGCCACAAATACTTGATAACAAAGGGTTTTATTCATTGTTGTATTCATACCACATCCATTGGTTAATCAACTCTTCTTCTTCCATCGCTTCCCATTCCTCCTCCGATGGCTCGTCTTTCTTCGGCGGGAAAAAATCAGGGGGAACCAGTGACGGCTCCCCCATTAAATGCCCACCGGGAGAAATCTTAATCGTCTTCATAGGCGTGAATGTGGGTGGTGTGATCCCACTTATCTACAGACCCATCGCTGTCACCAACATGGGTTTCATCAGCTCGACGCCGCGCCATACAGGCGGCACTGTGGGCGTCTTCCAACTTGACGAACTCCAACCCACCAAGACGAGCATACCCTGCTGGCCCCCAATCCTGCGCCTCTGAGACAAGGTTTCCAACAACCTTATGTTCTTCCTGTGACGCGATCGCGCAGTTCTCTGCGTCCTTCGCCTTCTCTACAGCATTCTTCTTGCGATACATAATTAGCCTCCGTAATCTTCGTCAGTTCCCCAACCGACAGAGGCTAACGTGTCTGCGTCAGCCTCAACGTCGGTCATGTTATCTTCGCAACCCCACATATCCCATTCTCTCAGTTCTACTGCGATTTGGGCATGGAGGTACTCCAAGTCAGCGGCGTCTAATCCGTCCAACTTTCCGGTGATCCGCCAACTACCACCACCTTTATGTACAATTTCAGGGTCGATCATCGATGTCGATGTCCGTTCGTACACCGTACTCCTTGATTTCAGACACATAAGTGTCGCCGTACTCCCAAGACCCGTAGGTAAATGGGGATTTCGCAGCCACAAACCACCTTGCATAGGGGTTCTTGGCTTCGTTATCAGGGTTCTGGTACTTCTTCAGAACGTGCCATGTCCAACCTTGATTGTTCTGCCAGACCTCATATGGATCATCAACTGATCTGGATTTTCTGCATAGATTTTTCACTCTGATTTCTCCTCTGAATCATCCATTAAAATTTCTTTCAGGTGGTCAATGGTGTAACCTGTAATTCTGGATAATTTCGCCAGAGTCATCGACGTGAGGTGGGAATCATACAGTTCACAGATTTCTTGATTGGTCACTCTGATTTCTCCTTTATCTCTGTCCAAAAATCATGCCCTTCATTGTAATCCGGGCCACATTCAATGACTTGCTCTTTCGTAGCATCGTCATAACCTTCATGATATCCCTCATGATAACATTTCTGAGTCAATTCCACAAGCAGTTCTTTAATCAACTTTTTGTGTTGTCTCGACATCCCTAG